GTGATCACTGATCGCATCGATGTGCCAGTTGTTCTTGAAGGGAACGCCAGGTTCAATCGTAGGCCAACTAGCCTTCGTAAATTCCCTCAATGATCTGCGATACTTCTCCGCTCTCACCTGTTCCAACGTCAGTCCTGCTAAATGCGTCCTCAATTGATTTGAGCTGATCATCTGGTATCCTTGTTAAATCTATGACGTGTTTCTGTTCGACAGTGGTTGCAACCTCTTGCTTGTCCACCCACCCAGCTCTGTTCTTCAGGAAGAAGATCATCGCTGTATTGTCCCTATCAATCGTGGCCTTTTCAAAGAGAGCGTTAGTCACGGCATCTATGCCACGAGCCTGACCTCTTTTTATAGCATCCGAAAATTCCGAATTTTCTGACTGATGAAGCATGAAAGTTGACAGTGAAACGCCTAGCATTCCAGAAGCCTGTTCTTTCGTTAATCCCTTGGTCATAAGATTTTCTACGTTAAGCAAAACTTCATCGGTGATCTCGAACTTCGGTCTACCGACTGGATTTTTAGTTTTGACATCTGACATAGTGTTGACCTTTCTTTTCAGTGGTTAGCTGTATTTAACGAAATATAGCCTAACTCTTTAAAAAAGAAAAGTATCAGATCAAAAATCTATTTATGTCATTTATGGCATATTTATGGCATATACCAAATCTGCCATAATTCATCTACTCTATACTCCTTATTTATATAGTTATTATATATATATATTATTATTATTATTATTTATGTCATACTGTCATACCCCCCCCTTCTCCCCCACAGGTATAGGTATGGGGGGGTAAAAAATAGGGGGGATCTATTAGGGGGTATCTGCCATATATGCCAAAAATGCCATAAATCACTTTCGCCCTTATTTTATTGATAAAAAGGTCAAAAAATAGTATGCCATAAATACTGCCATAAATACTGCCATAAATAAAAACGTGAGAAAGGAACAGATATGAGTACAGTTTACGTTGTGACACGACCCAGAGAAAATAAGTTTGGTTGGACTCCAGATTTATCTGACGCCACGAAGTATGGTAAGTTACAGGTTATCTTTGAGCCTGACGAGAAACCACAGTTTAATCCGAGCCGAGCTATAAACATTGCGAGAGTTATCCTTCAGTCGTTTAGTGAAGATGACTATCTACTGTGGGCTGGTGGAGGAGATCCAGTGGCTGTGATGATTGCATGTATGGTAGCCTCTGAAAGCTGTGATATTGTGAACGTCCTCAGATGGGAGCGCAACTTCAACGAGGGTGAGCGAGATCGCCGTAAGGGTTGGTACTTACCAGTTAAGATGGATATGTCTTAAACTTTTTTTATTTTTATTCACTTTTCCTATTGCTATACTATATACAGTATGCTATATAATGTATGTAGAAAGAGAAAAGGAATACAAAAATGAAAACATATATCGAAACATTAAGAATCAAAAAAGTATTTGCAGGATGGTATGAAGTTGTAGGCCACCATCGTGATCACACAATCACAATCGTTCGATCTGAAGATGATTCGAATATGTGGCAAGGTGAAGGTGAATATTATTCTTCACTAAAAGATGCAAAAGCTAACGTATTTCAAGAGTTAGCAACTGAACATGCAGAGATATATGCTGAAGCACTTGAGGGGGAAGTATAATGTCACTTAATATTACACAAACTGAAATCAATACACTTTGGGACAAGGGATACCGCCCTTTTGAAATTTATACATCTAACCCAGAGCCTGTAATGTATCACGGCAAAATGGAAGAAACCAATGCAGTTGGTGGTTGGGATATCAAACACATCTTTGCCACACGCGATGAAATTGAAAACTATCCAAACTTTGACTGCATCATAATGATAGACAGTGTTGCTTACTGTACTGAAATCTTTCACGGCAAAGAGGACAATACAAATTGCCTTACTAAAAATCAAACAAAAGCAATGGAAGTTCTTGTCAAGTCTGGCATGGAAAACACTGGTGCTAAGTGCATCGAAGACATGATGGACGACCCAATGCCAGTCGTACAAGCAAGCGATCTTGTGAAAGCTGGTTGGTCACAAAAGCAAGCCGAAGGCACATTTGGCTCACTTGTTGCTAGTGGTTATATCTTACATGACGAAGGCGGTAATGCCGCTAATGATCTTTATGTTCTTGATGGTGAAGAGGAGAAATTTGAAAACCTACGCCAATTTGTAAATAAAACATTTAATGAGGAGGTGGCGTAATGGAAAAAGGTGATAAAAAAGATGACCACTTCATGACTAACGCATTAGTTGTCTGGAATTATGAAGGTGTCTGGCGTGTAGGCGAGGTTGATGATCAGGGTGTCAATTCTTATTGGCCTTGGCATTGGGAACGGCATTACGAACAGAAGGCCGATGCAATCAAACGTGCTGAAGATTTCTGTAGGTACACAAAGAAGCCTATTCATATTTTTAGTAAGAAAGACACTTTTATGAAAACAGTTACTGCAAAGGAGTTGGGGAGATGACTGTGGAAACTTTTAAATTTGAAATCACAATTGAGGTTGGACAAGATATGTATGGCGACAGTGAAGGCCAACCCACATTTCACGAAACCAAAGAGTGGTTAAAAAATATGATCTCATGGAACCACCCGCATGATGCCAGAAGGTATTTTAATGACGTTAAAATTGTATCTAAAAGAAAAAAGGAGAATAAAAAATGAAAATTCCTTTTATCAATAAAAAACAATATATAGTATTAAAGGCTTACACACATGACAGGCGTGTTCTTGAAAATAGTCCTATTTATATAGCTGGAAAATTATCTTTACCTAGATATATCAAAGATCCAAGTTTTAATACTTGTTTTAGTAATGTTATATCAAAAAAAAGTTCTTTTACTTTACCTTCTTGGTCTGAATTAGAAGTTGATGGGTCTAACCCTCTGAAAACTTATGTAGCACCTAAAGGAAATGAACTTTTAGAATTTTCAAAACATGAAAAAGATAGTCATTTTCCTATTAGACCTAATGCTACATTAACAAAGATTATTCCTCCTTGGGTTATGGAATGTAGTAAACCTAATATGCTTTTTGTAATAAATAAACATATGATGAATACTACAAAAATGGATGTTGTTAGTGGTGTTACAAGTTTTTGTACTATAGGATTTAGTTGTAACATATTTAATATAATTGATTATAATTCAAATTATAAAATACCTTACCAACACCCTCTTATTTCTGGGTATCCCATGAGTGATCTTCCCTTGCATGTAGAAGTCTATGATGACGCACAATATTTTCATAAGTTGAAAGATATGCAAATAAAATCAAGACCATACTTTACTGCTTCTAAATTAAAAGAGAGCATTAAATTAAAAAACAAAGTTCGAAAAATATAATTAAAAAGGAGAATAAAAATGGGTTATAAATATTGGACACAAGCGGAGGACGCAGAGCTTGTATTGATGCGAGAAGCCAAGGTATCTACCAAGGAGATCGCCACAGCGTTAAAGCGTTCACCCTCGTCAGTTATGAACCGCATAGCTGTTAAGGACATACCATACGGCAAGCCAAGTGTTATCGATCAGATTGCATCCGTTGGTGTTGAATTTGGTGAGCCTGACACAATTCAAACAGAAAAAGAGAAGCAAGCAAGTGAAATGCAATCTCTTAAAAATGCGCTTGAAGAAATGGAAGAAGACATCAAGCCAAGCAATTGGTTTCCAAAACTAAAGCGTTGGTTAGGATTTTAAAATGGAACCAATAAAAAAATTGTCGTCTAGTTATTGCCCTCACTGTCGTAATGAAAAACTAGCGGCAAAGGATTCTAGGGCGCATTCTGCCTTTGGATTTTTAACTACAAAACGTCGAAAGGTTTGCCCTAAGTGTGACTATAGGGTAACCACAATCGAACTGCCACTACATCTGGCAGAAGAAATATTTCAAGAAGTTTAGAAAGGAATGAGTATGATTATTAAGAGATGGAAGTTTAAAGGTTTCAACCACATAACCTTTACCAATGACTTCCCTGATTGGATTAAGATGAACTCAGGCAAAAGGTTAGGCCACAAGAGTTTGTGGGTATACACACAGTCAGGTGAAGTTCCCATCGAAAGTGGCAAGTGGATATCAATTAACTTGCGTGGTCACATTGAAGTCCACGATAAGAAACCAAAGCTCCTATTTAATGTTGGACTGACAAAGGAAATCTTCTCTGGATTTCTGTTAGTTGCCACACTTTTAATTATAGTTGTAGGACTGATGGTTTTGTGATAAGAAGAATTTGACTGCTCGATAAAGGATCTTTTCTTTTCTCTTCCTGTATCCTTGTCTAACTAAAGACCCACTTGGCTAGGTTTCGCACTGCAAAGGTGGGTCTTTTTTTATTGCCTTAGACATCATCAAACTTTATAGTTATGCGGTAAGGTGGTTAAATGAAATCAGTTATTATCGGGCATGTTAATATCAGATCTCACTTCAGGCATATTCGCTACCAAATGCGCTAACATTAATACGAATATAACCGCCACCTTACACGACTATTTTCCTAAATCAATCGGTCTTAGTTTTGGCATGAGAGTGCTAGACGATACCTTGTCTGTCTCTATACACTGACCCATGCTGTCCATATCCTCATATGGTTTGTATGCTTCTGGCAGTGCATTGCCACACTCATACGCAGTTCTATATAAAGTTTTCTTTTGGATCTCTGTACCATCTATGACATATGTCAGGACAAGCATTGTGTAGAAAGTCATTTTATAATACCCATTCTTTCTGTGAAATTGGAACGTGGTTTAAACTTGCTTTATTTTTAGGAGTAGAAAATGTTGGTATGTCTTCTAAATCATATCTAAGTTTTTTTTCATTAAAATATAACTTATCGTTTATACAAACAACATTTCCTGACTTTACCCAACGTACCAATTCATTCCAATGATCTTTAGTTGCATATGACCATCCAATGTAACGAAATGTTTTTTTAGCTTTTATATTAAATTCATAATATGAAGCTCTTGTAGTCCAATGGTTCATAACACTTCCCCATGCTTTTCGAACTTACCATTGGCATCAAGTTTCGGGATTGTAGTCCTTTTTCTTTTGCTTGCAATCTCACCTCCACACGCCATGTAGCCAGCTCCATCGACCCAATTGTCAGGATGTTCTGGATTTGATTTGATTCGTGCAACTTTCAGGAGGTTCATCATAACACCTACATCATGTGGATTAATCACAACACCTAAGTAAGTTGACCAGAAGTCTGCAATCATCTTGAAGTTATCCTCCATATCTCCATGATCAGACGCCCTATCTTTCGTTACATATTTCTTGGCAGTGTCGAGGATGTCACCTCGCGTTGCTTCTTCTATATGTTTGCTCGTAGCCCATTTAGCCATTTGTTTTCCTTTCTTATAATTCTAATACCATTTGAGTAATAACTTTACTTCCAGAGTTATATTGTTTTGTCTCACCTTTAGGGTAAGGAAACTGATCGTAGTTTAAAGACTTAGTTAAAAGTTTTCGATCTTTCTTACTTCCAACAATATAAATATACCTATGTTTGCGTGGCCTATCTATGTATTCATATTTGTCTGGATTACTTTTTCTTTCTTCGATTGTGCTTTGCTCAGTGATGGTTTTGGAATGTAGGTTTGATCCTATGATCCGCCACTCTGTTCTCTTTGCACTCAGGCCAGTGTATAAAAAGTTAGTTGCCTGATAAACATATCCAACGTGACCCTGACTTATATCAGCATATGAAATTACAATTTTTGGTTTTGGTAACATCTTTAAAGATTGAGATATTAAAAAAGAAGATTGATTCTTATCATTATCTTGTAGGCATAATCTATTTAGCTCTACTACTTTACTTGCATGTTCCTCACCACAAACACCCATACAAAGAGCGGGGGATGGAGGGATACCATAAGTCACAACACCAATCAGTTCAGATTCATCAAACAATCCAAAGGCATTTGTTATGTTTGGTATTCTTTTTGCGTAATGCTTTTTTAATAACCAATTGTAAGTATCAACAGATTTAATTGGTAAAACTTTTAAATTTGACATCTCAACTCCTTTCTTAATTTATTGGTGGTGAGAAGTAGGCAAACCTTGGCCTACCCTTTGCACCTTCGTTTTGATTTCTACACTCAATACCTCTGTCAGTTTGCAGTGCATCGAGAATATCAGCGCGTCTGCGTCTATCCATATTTGCAAAAGCTGATACACTTCTAGCTAACTCACGTTCAGTTAAGCCAGTTAACCCAGCCTTTTCTATTCGTGCGTAGACTGCCTTACATGCCGCTTCAAATGGTCCTTCTGACATATTAGACCTGAACATCTCGATAGTTTGGATTGCATAGTGATCTACATAATCGATAGACCACTGCATTGCATCTGAACCTATTTCGTCCTGACCCATTGACCGAGCAATGATCAGAGACAAACGCATGGCAATCTCACGGCTACGATTGTACATAGCCTCCAGACCTGTACCTGTTTCCTTCTTAATTGCGTTAACCAATCTCTGCTCATACTCACGCAGAAGATCTTCAGCTTCCTGAGTAAATGCAACTTCT